AACCAACCTGTACTTGTATCTGCTGTTGTATCTGAAGCAGGATTTTGCCATGTAAATGTATAACCAGTTAATGCATCTGCGCTTGGGGTTGTTACTGTACCAGTGCTTCCTGCGACTGCTAGATTTTCAAATGTTAGTTTAAATCCGTCATAATATAAATTTACTAATTCATCATCTGCTAATAACGATTTAATATATCTCTTATAAACGTTCTCTTCGGTAATTCCACTAGTAAATGCTTGTTTGTTTCTGTTTTGTTTTGCTAAAAGACCATCAGTCGCGTACATTCTAACTTTAGTATACATGCCTGTAGGATCGTTAAAATCAATATAACGACTGTGACCACTATGTGTACGGTTAATACTTTTAATCTTAGCAATGTCATCACTTTGTTTTAATAGGTAACTATTATAATCTTGTGCAGTAATCATACGATCCTGAGTAGCATAAATTCTAGGAGCATTAGCCTTGATGTCATCCATGCTTTCACTTGCGCTGGCATTGGTAACATTTTGTTTTAGTTGTACAGTGATATTTGCTTGGTATGTGTTGCCATCAATGCCAACATAATCCATGTTGATCTTTTTAGTTCCAATATCATCTGGTCTTAGGGTATATGTTGAATTTTCACTCTGTCTATACCATGCTCTAATAATACCACGTGGTAAATTACCAAAACGAGAGTCTGCAAATTGTATACTGACTTGATTATTTTCTCTTGTCTTTACAGCATATATATCCTTAACACCATTCTCAATAGTATTATAAATGGCATTTTGTCCATTGACACTTTCGACTTTAGTCCAATTTTTTTCTATATTACCTAGTGTATCAATAGTTTGAACCCAAACATCTGTATTGTTTACATTTTCTGCGGAAATATCCAAAGTTTGACTACTGACTGCATTTTCAATAACAAAGTCTTGATAACTAATTGCACCCTGTTTAAAACCTACAAAGAATCCAGTTCCACTGCTTTGTACTCCTTTACCATCGTCTTTATAAATTATACTAAATGCGCCTTGCGGATCAGGTGTATTTTCAATAATAGTTTTTTGTGTGCTATTATAATCAACACCAATTGCATCAAATTCAACATTATTGCCTTCAGCGATACCACTAATTGAGAATGTTATTTGATCTTCAGTATTTTTTAAATTATAAAATTGTGTTAATACACCATTAATAACTGCTTGTTGTCTCGGACTACCAAATTTATTACTTGAAGCAAAAATTGCGTTCATTAATGTAATAAAGTTATCTAAGTTATCTACAGTACTTGTGTTCTCATAGCGCACTTCTTGGCCTGCAAGTGAAGTACCTGAACTACCAATTACTGTTTCGTTTGTTTTAATAGCAGTTACTTTTAATTCACCAAAGGCTGTAAGATTTCTACGTGGTTGATAACCTAAAAATTCAGCAAGTTTAAGTATAGAGTCTTGTCTTTCAGCGGTGCTTAAAAAGTTGTTGCGACTGTTCAAGTCAACACGGTAGGCTAAGTTGTGACCAAACAATGCAATTACATCTAACAGTGCTACAAATTCAGCACTTTCAACCCAGTTGTTATAACTTTCAGGATAGTTGTTTCTAATATAATCAACCATCGAGGTTCTAATAGTATCAAAGTCATATGCTTGAAAATTAGCATTGACATATGATTCATATACTGTTGTATAATCTTCCGCCGCAAACATGCGTGTTTGTCTTACTTGCTGTGCCATACCTTAAAACTGCTCCGCTTCTTGAAATTCTTTATCAAATTTAATCTCTAAATCCGTTTCTGTTGTGGTGGGAAGATATAATAATTCTATTCTGACTGTAACAGATAACTCATCTTCATCTACCCTTACCGTAGAGGATCTTAACTCAAAACGCGGATCATAAGTTACAACAGCCATTACATCGTCTTCAATAAGGCTAATAGTTGCGTCATCTAACGGTTGAAACACATAGTAAGGTAGCATACTTCCAAATTCTGGATTAGTCCATTTTTCACCCTTACGAATTCTAAAATGGTTTTCCAAATCTCTGATGGCAAGTTGCAAACCCGTCAGTGTTTGACTAGTAGTTTCTTGGCCGCGTGTAGTATATCCAATTATTTTTTCCATACTAATATTTAGCCATAAAAAATTCAGTTTTTTAGGAGTACTGTGTTTTTGAAGGATTTTCGTTAATTATTAATAATTCTTCTGGCCACTGTAAAAAATCTTGCCAACTTGCATCAGGAATATGTATTTTGAAGATTTTAGCATTATAATTTATGTCATGCCAGGTGGGTTGAAAGGGTAAAATGTCTGGTTTAATATGAGGATTGTTGGACTTTTTTGTATTGCATGGTTTGCAAGCAGTAGTGCAATTAGTCCAGTTTGTTCTACCGCCGTGACTTCTGGGTAATACATGGTCTATTGTTAAATCACCTACCCTAGGGTGGTCTCCGCAATATTGACACATGAAATGGTCCCGTACAAATAAGTTTCGCCGGGTAAACTTTGCTCTGGTAGGTTGTTTATGATATCGTTTTAGCATGACCACACTAGGCATAGGCATTTCCATTCTTGCACTATGTAGTACACGGTTATCATAGTTTTTAACTATTCTAACTTTATCTGCAAAATATGCTTTGACGGCACTTTGCCAACTAATAATACTAAGCGGTAATAGACACACGGGTTGGGCGTCTGCGTTAAGAAGTAATACACTCATGTTAATATTTATGAACTATTTTTTTTATGTTATGTGAGTAGTTTAACGATTTGTCTTTTTCTTGATTCAGATGTTTTAGGTAAGAATCTATTTGTTTCTCTAAAGTAAACAAACTCTGCTTGTCTTCTTGCTAGATCAGTCTCTAATCTATCAGGATACATTGTTCTAATGTCTTGTAATCCTTGTTCTTTAATCAGTGTTCTATCTGTTTGTCTGCCATAATCAGCAAGCATGATTATTTTCGCTTCGCCTTGTCTAATGGGTCTTTTGTTACCACTATGTACTAAAGCACTAGCAACCCAATTCCATTCTCTTTTTTCAATGTAATCAAAAATTTTAAATTTTCTAAATTCAGTACCAACTTCTTTAAAAGATCCTGTAAAATAAAACAAACTAAGTAATCCATCATATTGTGATTGTGATACCGTAGGCAACGGTAGTAATCTTTTTAAATTACGTTCTTTTTCTTTTAAAACTTCAATAAAGTCATTGTAACTTTCTTGCTCTGTTAATCCATTACTAGATGTGTTTTTTGTTGTACCATAACCTATATAAGATATATTATCAACAGTAGTACTATACCCTTTCCATAGAGATGTTCTTAATATGAAATTGATGACATCAGAACTTGCTTCTAAATTTGATACTTTTATTAAAGTGTTTGCTTTAGTATCATCTTTAACAGTGAACAAATCAAATTCTATAAGATCTTTTTCTGTTAAAACATTTGATAGTGTATAGGTTGCCATTATGCCGTATTACCTTTTGCTGATTTAAATGTTTCTTGAATCTTACTTGCTCCTGCCCACGGATGATGTTCAGGGACACGACTTGCCGCGCTCCTAAGAATATTTTTATTACCAATCTGTTCTTGGTCAATAATGCGAGATGCTGCTGTTGCCACCGGACCATTCATATCAATACGACTAGCAGTTTCTTTATAGTTGCCTCCTGCCTTTACATTTCCATTTAATTTTGCTTCTATTTTAAAATCTTTTTCTGTATATACATCAAGATGGCCTAGGGTTGCATCAATTTTAATACCTTCAGATCCTGTACTTTTTAAGTTGATACCTTTGTCTGCTTGCATATTAATGTCTCCTTTGGCGTGAACATTAAAATCATTTTCTGTATGCATACTAATTGAATTCTTTGCATACACATCTACCCTGCCGTCTTCATCTATTTCAATCCAAGCATTACCTTTATGGTTAGTAACAAATATAAAACTGTTAGTATCGTCAATTAATATTTCGGCACCGCCCCTACTTCGTAAACGTATATTTCTACTAAATGGTGGATCAGCGGCATTCGACGGTTCATTAAAATTAGTACCATCATCCATACTAAACACATGGCCGCCAAGTGTAGTAATACCAAACACACGACTAGGACTTTCACGTCTTGCACTACTCTGACTGTGTCCACGAGAATAATCTTCTTCAAGCCCTTGGGTTTCGAGTATCTTTTGAAATACAGGATCTGTTGGTTTTGTATCTGGATCCAGTGTATCAAAGGGATTTTTTTCACCAACGGGTTTGATTCCGCCGGTGTAGCCTTCAGCACTTGCTCTGCCTCCCATCATGTGGTTTCTGTCTTTGGTAATTACCGAACCAACTAGATATCCTTCTTCTCTGCTACTAGTAAAGGCTACTAAAACTTCTGTACCCACAGCAGGAGGTTGTGGCCACATGCCATAACTTTTAGGTGTACCATTCAATCCTGATTCGTTAGTTCCATAGACTTGTCCTACTTTAGATGTTTCTTTGTTTTCTGTAACTCCTCCGAAAGGAGTAATTAACAGAACCCAACGAGGACTACTGTCGCTTCCGAATTCTGGAATCTGTACTTTAATTCTGCCTGTGTAAATGCTATCTGTAGTACTAGTGACTGATCCTATAAAAACACCATTTATAGTGTTAATACCAGCGCCGCCGCCTTGTTGTCCACGATTTGGTATTTTAGCATTTTCGCCTTTAATAACTCCGCTCATGCAATTCCTTTTTCTTTTAATAGTTGTCTGTTAGCCATATGTTCTGCTTGTACGTCGTCCTTGTTTTGTCCGTGATATGAGACAGCATGGCCTTCAGTAATCATTTGTTCATTTATATTAACACCGTCTTTCCAGACTGTACCAAGTATACGACCAAACTTACCTTTTTCATTGTCAACATGTGTACTAATAATTATGCTATCGTCAATATGTTTCTTTAACCATTCTTTGGCAAGCAACCCATATACTTTTTCTTCTTTATCTCTTGTTCTACTTTCAGGTGTATCAATACCCATCATGCGAACTCTTGCTTCTAGCAATACATCAAATCCTAAATCTAGTATACAATCAAATGTATCACCGTCAATAATTTTTACAATTTTTTTAACTCTGTAGTTAAACGCTGTTGGTTCACTCATCGTATTCCCCTTAATGCTTTTCTATTGTCTATTATTATATTCTAGCATTACTAATAAATCTCTTACATAGTATAGACTAGTATTTCTATCCTTCATACCTATTAATTTTTGTATAAATTGTCCTTGTTGAAATCTACTTTCAACTTCTATTATTCTGTATATACCCGAACTTGACATATCAAATGCACCCAAGGTCGGTTTGGCCGGATCAAAAACAGAATTATCGGGCATATGATTTATAAATCCTATTAAAACATCGTTTGTTAGATATTTAATCAGTGTTTCTGACCTGTCATCTACTACCGCGCCAGGAGTGCCCATCCAAAACGGATCTCCTTTGATCTGCATTTCTAAATTAGTGAAATCAACATCGCGTTTTGCGTATTCTTCTTCTCTGATTGTTTCTATACTTTTACTATTATTTTTAGTTTCGTTAACTTTTTGTTTTGATGCGCCTAACATTGAAAAGGCATATACAGGCGTTTCTAATACTAAATTATTTTGATCTATAATTAAGTCTTCTAAATATCTTATATTATTCAAAGTCTTTGGGGGAGAATCCTGATTATCATATCTTAT